TATATCACTTTTTTAGTCTATTGTCAAGTCTATTTTTTGTCATTCCAATCGTATATTTGATTGAGTTTTAACTTGATTTCATCTGGATTATCACCAAATTCTTTTACTAATCCTTGGTAACCTCTTAATTTTCTGACTTTTTTGTTAAGCGAATCAACTTTCTTTTGTAAATTTTCTTTTTCATTTACTTGTGTTAAGTTCTTTTTCATACGCCATTGACGTAATGATATATTAGCAGCTATCAATAGTAATACAGCAAGTGGATCAAATACAAATATAAGTATTAGTATGACAATTCTAACGGCACTATCAAAATGATTTTTTGCGTTCTCACCATAAATCAATTCAGCAACATACTTTAATGGTCCTACTTCCGCTTCAATTTTTAGTTGTTCTAACTCTATTGTGTTTTTGGTTTTGTTCAACTCCAATATTTTTGACGTTGCTTCGTCTATGGTTTTATTCAGTAGGTCTCTTTCTTCTTTTTGTTTGTTACGTTCTTTTAATCCTCTAGTTACATATTCTTTATCAATATAAACATCTAACGCCTTATCTAATTGATTTAAGGTCTTTTCTGCTCTATCAATAATAATCTGTTGTTGATTAATTTGTTTGTTATATGAATCTATGCTTAATTGATTACCTGATGTAGGTTGTACTTGATCTAGGTGTGCCTTTGATAAAAAACCAAAGATACCCATTGATGTAATGAATATTAAAACTATAATAGAAGTAAAAAGATATGCCTTCAACAATCTTGGTACATCACTTCGCCAATTCTGATACAACCAACTGGCGGCAACTAACTTACCTATTTCTAATGCTGTACCCATAGCAATAATCGGTACGGCAGCACCAGCAAATAACGTAGCAAGTCCTACAATAGAATAACCTGCCGCTATAACAGATATACTAATTGCTGATATAAAAGTTAATAGTGTTAGAAACATAGTAGTATTATTTAGTTAAATCTTTTGGTTTACTTTCAGGTATGATTGTATTCGTTTTTGAATCTGATTTAACTTCTATAGGTATTTCACCTACCTTTTCTTCTCTATCTCTTATTTTATCTACAATAAAATTTACACGTTCAGCATAATCTTTTGTAGTAGAATATAGTTTTAAAGTTTTAATTAATACTTTTGAATCTAATTGTTGACCTAATACAACATTGTAGTTCTCTTATCTCTAAATTCTTCATAAGCAGGATGTGAATTTAAAAGATTTACAAAGTATTGTACAGATTGACACTTTGTTGTAAATACTCTTACACCCCAACCTGGCCATTTTTTAGTGCCTTCTATTAACATATGTGGTATATTTTTATCATAAGTTCTAATACCAAATAAGTTATTACCTTCAATTGCAAATCTACTAGTTCCCCAACCTGACTCTAACGCCGCTTGTGCAACAATCATTTCCATAGGTACTCTTTCAAACCTAGGTGTTTCAAAGTTTACCCAATCAACACACTTTCTAACTGCCTCTACAAATTGTACATCATTATTATAATTAAATGCTGGTTCTTGTAGACCTAAATTGTTTGCCCAATTAGTATAATATGATTCTATATCTCTTTTAATTAAGTGTTTNGTNAACGGATTAGGTAAAAAAGTACCTACTAAAAATATAATTAAATATGATACAATAATAGATAAAATTATTTTATAATTAAATTTAAATCTTTTTAGCATAATACTCATAACCTCCCCACTCAACACCATCCTCATCTGTAAATGACGGTATCTTTACTTGAAAAAATGTTAACTCACTTTTTAACTTTTCTACTTTAGCAAATATAGTTTCTGCCTGTTTCAAAGTATAATTNTCGTAAATATCTTTTGCCCAATTACCAAGATAATACATTTTTTGACTACCTGGTAAGTTTGATGGTTTTGTTANTTCAGTTAATTGTATGATTGCCTCACCTACACGTGATTTAATGTAGGGATCTAGTTCTTTCACTTTTCTTCGCATAATATATATCTTTCATTTTATAAATCCAAACCAATTGAATTTAGTTTTGGCCTAAAACTGTAAAACAGTTTGTTATGATTACCNGTATCACCTTTATTAGCCATTTGATAAAGNTGTACCATTTCGTGTCCTAANGTGTCCACAAATTCTTTTTTGTTATGATAATAAGGCAACATTTCTAAATGATATGCTCTTGTGCCTTTTCTTTTCCACTCCCAAGCAATGACTTGACCATAGCAATATTTTTTAGTTCTATCTCTATAAATTTTTTTAATTAGAATTTCATTAAATGGTGATAATTTATTATTAAAAACTGCTTTATTAATAATTTTAAAATAATGTTTAATATCTTTATAAGTCGTTTTATATTTTTTACGACTCGACAATTCACGCTTCAAAATCTTTTTTACTCTCATAGTTTTATCTACGACCTTTCTTGGCATTATTGTCCTCTTTCCTTACTAGTTTTAAAAAAAATCTTTTTATATAATCTAAAACTCCTATGAATAATCCTGCTAGGATAATTATTTTTAACTCCATAGGTATGGATATAAAAAATTCAATCACTATTCACAATCCTTGTCTTTAATTTTAGAATCTTTTAACAACAAACACTTGTGTGTTTTATCTAATTCTAATCTTAATTGTGTCATCATATTATCCATAATATAAGGTAAGTATTGTTGTAATACACCTGTCATCTGTATAGCAAATTGATGACCCATTTTTTGTAGTTCACTTTCTAATAATTTAGCGTGATCTACGTTAGTACCGTTTACAGTAGATTGTATCACGTGACCTATAACTGCGGTGTTATAATCACTNATTTTCTTCTCATCTGCATTTGCTAATGAGGAAAATACCCATAGCATACCTGCAAATAATATATTAANTAATATCAACTTCTTAAACATAATGTAGTCCTTTCACTTTGTTAATCATAATATATTTATATTAACACACTTTGACTAGGTAGTCAAGCGAAAAAAGTCGTTGATTTTATTGAGGTTTTGAGGGTACGAAGTGTCGCACCCTCGGAAAAGACGTGTTTTATTGAGTGATTCTTATGAAATCATCATTCCAATTAAAGGTTTCTTTGACCATAGAAGCGGTAAGACCTTTATATACATTATTTAAGTTCTTATTTTTGATTGCTATTAGGACTTCAGCGTCTTTCTGTTGTAATCCTTCAAGCATTTGAACAAACATAGTTTCTTTTTTTAGTCTGTTAATAGTATTATCACCACCTTTTACAAAGTGATATAGTTTTCTTGCTTCTGACAATAAACTTAGTATGTTCAGTACCAGCAGGTGCCTCGTTTGCAATATAAGGTGGGTTGCCTTCTGGTAAATCCCATTCTATTTTAGGATCAAAAGCTGCCTTTAACAATTGTCTAATTGCTGGATTGTCGTATTTCTTTAATACTTCAATCTTTTTAGGTTTGTCTTTTGCGTTATTGATTTGTGTAAAAATCTCGTGTACTAATGGGGCACCTGAACCCTCATTGCCGAGACCTGATTTTAGGTTTCTTGTTGCTATAGCCATAATTTCTCCATTTTAAAAGTCATTAATCTTATCTATCAAAGACTTCAATTTTTTATCTATAAAATAAGGTAACAGTAGCGATCTGTCTTTTACTTTATAGTTCTTATATGTATTTATAATGTTTGTTTCTATCGTTAATGGTATTTGTGATAAGTCTATTAGTTTCTTATTTCTATTATAATACTTCTTTGTTTCTGCACCNAATGGTATNTTTTCTATATCTATCCATTCTTCTAATTGTTTTGCTCTGATAGGTTTTTGTCTTTCNTTTCTTACAAAGATTTCATCATCACTTAATATATTAGGTACACCGTCTGATCTATCACCTTTGATNATTTGTTCTCTTAAAAACTTAACAGGATCCTCGTTGTTCACCTATGTAACCTTTAAGCAAGGGCGACCATTGATATACATTACCATAATGTTGTAGTTGTACAAAGTCTTTATCACCTGAAACAATTAAGTATTTACTTTCTGTTTGTTGTTTAACTAATGTAGCAATAATATCGTCTGCCTCGGAGTTCTCTACATACATTACCACATAAGGAAAGTTCTCTTTTAATTCATTCTTAATTTCTGTAATAACATTAAAGATATTATCCCAATCAAAAGGACCATCTTGTCTTGCCATCT